GGGGGAGGAGATAGTACAAGCTCTGCGGAACGTCTGTATTCCGGGCACCGATACCAACGTCCTGATGCAACTGGTCGAACAGTACGTCTACAACAAAGACGATGGGCGTTACATTGACCGAATCGGGTTTAAGACCGCAGTCGGCAAGTTTGAATTCGATGCCGAGGATCTTTATCGGTTCCACAAGCCCGACACAATCATGATAGCGGGCAAGCCCCGCGAGGCATTCAAGTCGTTCGAGATGAGCAAGATGCGGGTGACAGTTCACGAGGCCGACCTGTTTCCAATGATTGACCCAGGCGAGATATTCAGACTGTCGCGCTCTCAAGGTGTGGTTCCAGACGAGTTTGAGGGCAACGACGCTCACTTAGTGTTCAACACGTGGCGAGGATGGAACCATAAGCCGCCCGCCATTATTGACTTGCTCCTCATGAAGCAATGCGAGGAACGGCTCGATCGAGTTCTGGGCTGGCTCACATGCGACCGCAAGGAACAGGCCGAGTGGATAAAACAGTGGCTGGCTTGGACGATTCAACATCCCGGGGACAAGCAGCAGATCGCTTGGGTAGTTGTAGGGGGACAGGGTGTTGGAAAATCTTTTATGGGAAACGTATTTTGTAGCGCTCTATTTGGTAATCTATATGGAATGGTGAGCGGCAAATCCATCGGTGAACGGTTCAGCGTTTCTCCATTTATTGGCAAGATGCTTGTGTTCGCCGATGAAGTGCGGTTCAAGAGCCGGGATGCCGTCAACGAAATCAAGTTGCTGATTCGCAACACCAGAACTCACGGCGAATTAAAGGGGATTGATGCGCGGGATTATCACATTTATGCCCGCTTGATGTTTGCGTCGAACGATATGAACCCGCGAATTAGCGAGGAGAACGTAACGGATCGCGCACTCTTCGTCACCAAGGCTTACACCCCTGAATTTATGGGTCTTAGTCAGATCGCCTTCCGCGATTGGGCGATCACGCACAAGCCGTTTTTCGATAACTTCACAGCCTTCCTCAAGCGGCCCACTGTCGTTGAACACTACATGCAAATGTTCATGTCGATGGCGGTGAATCGACACTTGATCGAGGATATTCGCTATTCATCGTCGCGCGAACCCGATATCGTGCTACACAATTTGAGCCAGCCGCGTAAGATCGCCAGAATGATAATTGAGAACGGTTATCTATTCGAGGATTTAGACATATCGACGCCGTTCACCAAGACTGAATTCCTCACCCAAGTCGCTGAATTGTGCAAGAAAATTAACGACAACGCTCGCCCGTTGTACGTATTTGAAGAGTTCGACAAGCTCGGGATGCTGGAAGAGATATTCGCCGGTAAGGGCCGCAAGCTTCGGTTCAAGTGGCGCATCGGTGAATTGACGGCTAAATTCGGCGATGCAATCGGAGTATCGCTTGAGCCTAAGTTTGAATTCGGTCCCGGCGACTTTGGCCCGAATGAGCACGTCGGCGATAAGATTGTCGCTTGGAAAGGCGCACGGAGGCATAAGTTCTGAATGCTCGTACAAGGTAGAAGGGGGACTTGACAGCAACCTCGCGCTGTGGTAGGATGGGCGCGACGCTAATGTCAGTCAACAGGAGTGAGTGTAATGAGTGATGCAACGGATACCGGCAACGGCGAGGCCAAGGTCAAAAAGTCGATTGTCCCGGCGAAGTACGCCGGCAAATATAAGGACGGTGGCAGCGATGATCTCGCGAAGTTCATCAACGATATCTGCCGCGGCAAGGAAGGATTCGACTACGCCAAGTTCTTCACGCTCTGCCGCGAGAACGGGCTGCCCGAAGACAAGGTCGCGATGTACGAGGGTCAGGTCGAAGCCAAGCGTCTCGGCTCGCAAGGTCGGGCGCGGATGACCCTTCGCAACATGCTCGCTACCATCGTCCGCAAGGAGGGTCAGCTAAGGGATATTGACGGCGAAGCAGTAGACATCGAACTGCCGAAGGTTGCCCTGACCGGAGCCGCTGCAAAGGCCAAGCAGGAGACTGCGGGCGAATCGACGGCCGAGAGAAAGTTCTGAGACGACGAGAACTTTCTCGTGGGGGAGGGCGTAGAGTCCCTCCCCCATTTTCTTAGGAGGTTGATTTGGACTTTATGAAGAGATTAATGGCCTTAGTAGAAGAGGCTGAGGCCGAGCAGATCGATCTTGAGGACATCATAAATGACCTTGAGACGATGCAGGAGACGCTTCAAGGACGTCTCGATGAGGAGAAGGACCCAGAGTAATGGCAACTACACCACAGAGACCCGTTTCCACTTCATCGCCCCCGGCGTTGAAAGCGGACCCGAGCGGCAATCTTGCTCCAGAGCACGAGCGCGATCCTCGCCGCCCCGGTGAAGGTCACCGAGTCGACAGGGAGGCGGCTCGAGAAGAGCGCCGCCACGCAATGGAAGACGCGCCTCCACAGCTGAATGAGCAGATGCAGCGGAGTCGTGAAATCGAAACGATGGGCGTCGAGGCATGGAAAGCCTCGCAGGATCAGCGTCCGATCGAAGAGCAGCCGGTATTGGTGAAGGACGCCTTGCCGATTGGCGACGTTCTCAATACGCCTCCCGATGTTGGGCGGCGAGTGCCGGGAATATCGCATCCAGTTACCGAAACTCCACAAAGAGCGCCGGTCCGTAATCCGGACGGTTCATTGCCGAGAGCGTAAGCGTACGTGCGTAATGGGGGCTTCGGCCCCCACTCTTCCCAAGGACGGAGAGCAATATGTCAATGGATGTAGTTACGTTTACTAACCGCACCGTTCAGGCGGTAAAGCATCACAAGTGGTACGCGAATCGCGCCACCGAATTGAGTGCAATCGCTGCGGCACTGAATCCGGACACAATCACGCACGACACCACTAAGAAGACCGCCATTTCTGGCTTGCGCCCCGGCCACAGGCTGAATTCGGCCTTCACCAACCACGTGTTAAGACACGTCAATGCAGGCAAGGCGGGCAATTTGTCGAATCTCGCGATGTCGAATGCGATCACTGGCGAGATGAGCAAGGTGCTAGTTCCGACGAATGTCACTCCGCCGGTGATTTCGGGTACGGCGACAGTCGGTTCCACTCTCAGTTCGACGGTGGGTACTTGGAATTACGTTCCGACTAGCTATCAACGGCAATGGAGACGTGGCGCAGTCAACATCGCTGGCGCAACCGGGACAACCCACGTGTTGGTTGCAGCTGATTCAGGCACAACCATTACGATGCAACTAGTCGCGGTGAATGCTGCCGGTGAAAGCGCCCCGATAATTTCCAACGGCATCGCCGTGGCGTGAGTTTTCTAGTAGAGGTCATACAGGAACACAGCAGCGAACCGGGAATCCTGCTGATATCGCGTAAGATGATCGGGCCGTTCCCGAGCATCGAGGAGGCTGAAACGTGGATGGGCCTCTGCAATGCTCCGGTCATGTTCATCCACACATTAGAAGGACCTTCCCATGCCCTCCAGCGAGGTAATGCACAAATGGAAAACTGGCAAGCTCCATTCGGGTTCAAAGAGTGGACCGAAAGTAAAAAATCAAAAACAGGCCGTCGCTATAATGTTGTCCGAAAAGGCAACGGAAAAGAAACACGGCGGTAAGTACCCTGAAAAGGGTCGCCGCAAGTAATCCGCCACTCGGCGGTGTTCTAGGAGAGAAGAAATGCCCAGACAAGGTTATTACGCATACATTACCCCGATTGAACGGCCAGGATATGGCGGGGGTCCCGTTGACCCGGATTGGGGCGTCGATGAAGGCGGCCATCCCGATCAGGGGCTTCCAGGCGGGCGTCCGCCACATGTCGGCAATCGGCCCCCCGGTTCCGGCGATTGGCGTCCAGGCGGAGGCTGGGGCGGCGAGCATCCTGGCAACCGTCCTCCCGGAAGCCGGCCAGTTCGCCCAGGTCAGGGGCTTCCGCGCCCCGGTCGTCCGGTTGATCCCGGTTACGGCATCGAGGAAGAGGGCGGCGGCGAAGCTGGTCAATTGCCAGTCTGGCCGGTTGATCCGACCCATCCGATTGCGCCCCCGATCCCCGGTGAACCGAATCCTCCGGTTGACCCGCCTCCGGGAACAGTCTGGCCGCCGCTTCCCCCAGGAACGGTAACTGGCAAGGCACTCGCGTTGGTTTGGATTCAAGGCGTCGGGTATCGTTACGTCGTGATTCAAATCTCTCCACCGGCACCCGATCAGGGCTTGCCGCCGGGAACCGGCGAACCGACTGAACCACCAACCCCACAGCCGAAGGGACTTCGGCGCTAAATTCGAGCCGTTTGCCTCACGGTTCGGGTCGGAACCCCGCAATTGCGGCCTCCCCAGCAAACGCGGGGTTCCGTTATACAAGAAAGAGGGATTGACAGGATGACCCCGCTGTGTTAAAATGGGGACTTAAACAGGAGCTAGTCAATGAGACGCATTTTGTTAGGCGCAACGATTCTTGCCGCAATCGGTGCGAATCCAGTTCAAGCGGCAATTCAGGTAAGCGTTGAGAACATCGGGTCTGTATTCAACGAGAGCCTTGCGCTCCCGGCTGAAGACACCCCTGGTTCGGGCATCAGCTTCGAGCAGTTCTTTGAGTTCTCTCTGCCCGTCAAAGAAGTGGTAACGATGTCGGTAAGCGACAGCGGCATCGGTAGTGAGAAGATTGTGGGCGGCGTATTCAGCCTTAACAACCACACTACAACCGGCCCGGGACCTTTGTTCATTCCGGCTGGATCGTTGATCGATAGCTCACCATTGTCCAACTTCGCTGGCGGACAGGAAGCAATCGTCGGTCCCAACACCCTCGTGGCAGGTAATTATTTTGCCGAAGTGTCGGGAGCAAGCGGCGCGTCCCCAATCCATCTTGCGATCGATGGAACGGTGACAGCGGGCGCGGTTCCTGAGGCGTCCACGTGGGCGATGTTGGTGACAGGGTTCGGGTTGATCAGTATGTTCGGACTTCGCGGTCGGAAGACCGCCCGGTTCGATCTGAACTCGATCTAACTCGAACATCGCGGGGCAACGAGCCCCCCTTTGAGCCCTGCGATGGGGGCCGAATCCCACCCCCGGATTCGGCCCCGTTTTCTGCTAGCGGAAGGGGGACTTGACACGAATCTCGCGGCATGCTAGACTGAGCGTACGGGCGTGAAGAGCGCCCGGTACAAGGTGTAACATGCAAACAATAACGCAACTAGTCTTATCACAAGCAGTAACGGCCTTGCAAGAAGCCGCAAGACGAGTAACGGAGGAGACTACCGATACAATCGGTCACGGTGATCTGGTAGAATTGATCAAACACTACGCAGAACTACGCGAAGTTAACGACACCATAGAACGAGCCTTCAAAACGCTCCATGACCTGAAAGATCACCTGTCTCACTTCGATGTTCCCGACGCGTTCAAGCGGGAAGGCATCAAGACCATCAACGTAATTGACGTCGGGCGCGTTACTGTCTCATACAAATGGGGCTGCTCGATTGTCGACGGCAAGAAGCCAGAGGGCTTCGAATGGCTTCGCGAAACTGGAAACGGCGGCATCATTATTGAGACGGTGAATGCTCAAACTCTCGCCGCGTTCGCTAAGAACGAAGTCGAGACTTACGGACGTGAACTCCCCACCGATCTTTTCTCAACATCGCTCAACCCGTATACAAGCATCACAAAGGCATAGACCATGGCAAACGAAATAACATCCATTCGCCCAAATGCGCTACCCGCGTATCTGCAAGGGCAGACCAAAACCGAGCGCATCGGAAATATCGACCGCGCGGACATGGTTATTCCGCGCATCAAGCTCCTGTCCGCAGTGAATTCGGAGCCAACCGACTTCGAAAACGCCAAAGCGGGGGAGTTCTGGCACACCAGCCTCAACGAATCCCTTGGCAAGGAGATAATCGGGATTCCGTTGGTCGCTCGCAAGACCTACGTTCTGTGGGCACCAAGGGGCGACGAGCGCCAAATTCTGGCGCGTTCGCGTGACGCCATTCATTGGGACCCGCCAGAGGGCGAATTCCAAGTAAAGTTCCCCAAAAATCCGCGAACCTATACTTGGCGGCTTAAGCCTACCGTCGCCGAATCGAGGCTGGACCAGTTTGGAACCAGCCGTGATGACGATCCACAAAGCACCCCCGCAGCGACGCTTACGTATGAAGTTTTGTGGATGTTCCCAGAGCGAATGGACCTTGGCGCGTCCATTATTCTCAATTCGCGGGGGTCAGTGAAGGCAGCCCAAAAGCTGTTCTCGATGATTGATGCCAAACCAGTGGACCACTTCTATCAGCTGTATTCAATCGGCGTGGTTTTGGATAAAGGCCCGGAGAACTCTACCTATTATAACTACCAATATAAGGGCCTGGGTTACGCCGATGAGAGCGACGGGGAAATTGCCCGATCGCTGTTCATGCAGTATAAGGATATGGCGTTCCGCGCCAACGATGAGCGAGTCGAAGATATACCATCGAATGGGGGAGGGAGGCCAAGCGCGACCCGAGACGCGAACACGAAGTTCTGACGCCTGAATAGCGGCAGGCGTTGGGGGGGTGAGCGGTCTTGTTGGTGGTTCTTCAGGCCGCTCACCAAAATCTCGGAGACTTACATGTTTCAAGGCATCGATCCGCAACGCGCCATCGACATGGTGGGGTTTTCACAAATCCTTGTACTAGACACAGAAACGACGGGGCTAAAGATTCATGATACGGTGGTCGGTTGGGTCATTACAGACCGCGAGGCATCGATTTATGTTCCCACCCGGCACTTGGGTGGAGGAAATATACTGTATCCGGACGAGTTCGAGAGAGTTTTGGGTCTTGCGTTTAAAGATCGCGCTCGGAGAGGGTTCCGAACCATCGGCCACAACCTGGGTTTCGACCTCAGAATGGCAGGAAAGCACGGGGTCTTCCCCGAATACCCTTTAGAAGACACTATGATAAATGAAGGCCTTATCTGCGATATCACTAATGGATTCGGGCTCGATGATTGTAGCCAACGCTATGGTGTTACTCCTAAGCTTGGTGACGCTCTTTATCGGAGTATTGCTAGGAAATTTGGAGGTATGCCGGATCGCAAGACAATGGGTAACTTTCACCGGATGGCTGGCGATGATCCTGACGTTGTGGACTATTCTACGGGTGATGGCATATCTACTCTAGAGCTTTGGCAAGCTCAGCAGAAGCTCCTTGACGACCACGATCTGCGTGTTCCATGGGAGCTTGAGTGTAGGCTCATTCATCGGGTGGCGCGGTTGCACCGCCGAGGAATGAAGGTAGACGGCGAATACGGGGAGGCATTACGTGGACCCACAGGAATCATGGAGCGGAAAATCGCGGAGGCTCACGCGTCGTTTCCACTTGGTTTCAACACCAACTCCACGAAAGACGTTGAAAGTTTATATCGTCGTGCGGGATACCAAGACTCCGACTTTACGCACACCAAGCTTGGGGCCGTATCATTCACCGAGGGATGGCTCAAAAATAATGAGATAGGTGAGCGAATCCTGGGAGTCCGCCAACTTAAGAAGGCTCGTGATTCGTTCATCGCGCCGCTTGTGGAGACGCATAATGTACGAGGACGAGTTCACCCTGTACTCAATCAATCTAAATCTGACAACTACGGTGCACTCGGAGCGCGATTTAGCTGCTCTGAACCGAATCTTCAGGCGTTTCCAAAACGAAATAAAGAAGTCGGGAAAGTTGTCCGACGACTCATTGTTGCTGATGACGGCTTTGAAATTCAAGAAGGGGACGCCAAACAGCAAGAACCTAGATTGTTCGCATATTTCTCAGATGATGAGCGATTACTTGAGGGATACCGCTCCGGAACTATGGACATCCATGACATCACTTCCGCGGGTCTTGGTCTGCCAAGAGATACCGCTAAGCGAATGGCCATGGGAATCCTGACGGGAATGTCGGCAAAGGCTCTGGCGGGGCATATGGCTTGGCCGCTTGATCAAGCCCAGACATACCATTCGGCGTGGTTAGGCGGGCAGTTCCCCGCTATTGAGCGGTTCCAAAAACGCGCGACCGCCGTGTTCCGATCCACCGGTTACGTCAAGTCAATTACAGGAAGAAAAGCCCGCCTCGATGATCCTGATTATGCCTATCGGGCGGTGAGCCGAATCATACAAAATTCCGGCGGCGACCTGATGAAGACTACCCTGCTCCGCGCTTGCGAATATGAGGAGGCACATCCGCAGGTTCAACTGCTGATGACCATCCATGATTCGCTGATATGGCAGCGGGAAATCGGATTCGACACCAGTGAATTGGTGCGCATCTGCGAAAACGTCCCCAACGAATTCAAGCTGGGAGTTCCGATCCCTTATGAAGTTGGAACTGGCGATAATTGGGCCGAGGCGAGCTATGGGAAAGAACTCGAAACGACGCCCAAAATGGGCTATCACCAGCCCGCGGCATAAACAGGGGTTGACAGCGCGTGCACGGCGTGTTAAAATGGAGGTCAAGATGCCGGACGATGGCGATGAAATGGTTGAAGTTGAAGTCAAGGTGGAACATTCGACTGGAAAAGCTTGGTTGGTAATTGACACCATGACCAATAATGAAGGATGGGCACCGAAATCTCGATGCCATATTGTCCGCGACGTCGATCCGGATGGCAACACAATATTAGCGGTTCCGAAATGGTGGGCGAGGCAGAGGAAATTCATCGAATGAGCTATGACTTGCTAGCAGTTTGGCGTCTAGAGCGGATACGCGAAGATGAGATGCTAGCCTTTAGCGATGGAGTCGATTATCCAATAACCAACAAAGCACTAGCTGAGAAATTTGATCTAAGACCAGGGCGTGTTGGCATTTTACTGCGTCAACGCCGCGAAGCTCGTAAACTGGAACGCATGCAGACCGAAATTAAGCAACTCAGGGAGGTCAACTTCACCACAATGGCTGAGAAATTGTGGATGGAGTTAGAATGGATAGCGACTAAGCTAGAGCAACGCCGAGGCGTGTATGAGTGAGGAATCTGCCCTCAAGACGGAGCTGGTCAAGCAGTGTAAAGCTATGGGTTGGTATGCTCGCCGAATCGAGGATGGGTACGGGGTCGGAATCCTAGATATAGTTATTGTGCCAACGGGGTTTCCCACCCTATTCGTCGAGGGTAAGGTAACGGATGGACTCAAATTCGCCCCGTCCGAACGGCAATACGTCGAGGGTCTCCGCGTGATTGAAGCTCATGGAATTGCAGTGCCGATTCTAGTCGGGTGGCGCAATCAAATAATGTACATTGCAGATTGGGGTAGAGAGGCTTTCATTACCAAAGCATTTAGACAATACGGCAGCATAAACTACGCACAGACAATAGAGGAGTGGTTACGTGGGAAACGGGACAGCGACTGATATTCTTGAGGAGGCATCAAAGCAAGTGGGAGGCGGGCGAGACATTCACGGCGACGTTGACAACTCATATTCGATGGTAGCGCAGATGTGGGAGGTTTACCTGCGCCACGCGAATTATGCGAGGCACAAGAATTCCTCCGTTATGTTGCGCATCGATGCAGTTGACGTGTTGGAGATGATGTCACTCCTAAAAAAGGCCCGGTTCGTCTACGCGACGGAGCCGAACCGTGAGAATTTCGTCGACGACACGGGTTACACCGCACTCGCAGGGAT